CACCACCGCCACCGGCAGCCTGACCACGGGCATCGCCCTGCACGGCGCCGCCTCCTCGATGACGCTCGCCGATGGAGCGCTCACCATCGGCATCCGGCTGCGCGGCGATGCGCTGTCACAGGCGGTCGCAGCTGCGGGCCTGTCGACGGCGATCCAGCTCGCGGCAGCCGCGCAGGCGGGCGCTCAGGCGACCGGCGAGCTCACCGTGCCGGGCGCTCCGGCGAGTCTCGAAGGGCACGCGCAGGCAGCTGCGCTCGCCGCCGGCAGCATCACGACGATCATCCGGCTCGACGCCGCGGCGGTCGCGAAGGTCGTCGGCGCGGGCACGCTCACGGCGCCTGGTGCGCCGTCGCAGCTCGAGGCCGACGCGACGGTGCTTGCGATCGCATCGGGCGGGCTCACGACGGCGATCGCGCTGCGGGGCGCCGCGGCGTCGGTTGTGCAGGCGAGCGGGACGCTCGACATCGCGCTGACGTTCGAGGCGCAGGCGTTCGTGCAGGCGATGGCGAGCGGCGTGCTGTCGACGCAGGTCCGGCTCGATGGTGCGGCGGTAGCCAGCGCGCTTGCTCGTGTTGATCTAACCGGCGGCATGCCGGTCGTGCCGCCGGTCGAACGCACGATTCCCGTGCGCGCTGAGATGCGCGTCATTCCTGTGCGCGCGCAGACGAGGCTGATACCGGCATGAGCTACGCACTGAAGGATGGCTTGCCCTACGTCACGATGGTGCCGGGCGAGACGACCGACTGGTCGCGCGACTGGACCGACAAGCTCGAGGACGGCGACACCATCGCCACCAGCGTGTGGGATGTGCCGAAGGGCATGACGGCCGGCGCCGAGTCGAAATCCGGGCCGTACACGACGCAGTGGGTGACGAGCGGCGATGTTGGGCTGTTCGCGCTCGTAAACGAGGTGACGACAAGCGCGGGGCGCAAGTATCGCCGGACGCTGCTGATCGGAGTCGTCGCGGCGAAGTAATTTCGGAGTCTCCTCCAGGCGGTACGACGCCGCCTTTCGCCCGCCCTCGAGGCGGGCTTCTTTTTTTGCTCGAAAAATCGTCTCAGTTTTCCGAGAAATGAGACTGCGCGCTCGCCACGATGGCGAGCATGAGCAAAGGCAGCCACGAGACGCAGAACGGGCCTGCAGGGTCGCAGACGCGCGAGATGCCCGTACAGCTACGAGCAGCGGAGCTCGTACCCGGCACCTTCAACGAGGCCGATAACACCGTCGAGGTGGTCTGGACGACCGGCGCGCGCGTACGCCGCTACGACTGGTGGAATGACACGTTCTACGAAGAGGAGCTCGTCGTCGAAGCCGATTCGATCGACATGAGCCGCTTCGAGGCCGGCGCGGTCCAGGTCCTCGACGGTCACCGTGCCTGGGGCGGCGTCGCTTCGATCCTGGGCATCGCCACGCGCGGATGGATCGAGAACGGCGAGGGACGGGCCACGGTGAAGCTATCCGTGCGCGAGGAACTCGCGGGCATCGTCGCCGACATCAAGGCGGGAGTCATCCGCACGATCTCGGTCGGCTACAGCGTGCAGCGATACGAAATCACGCGCGCTCAGGACCGCGACGACGGCGTGAACATGCCGCTGTACCGCGCCGTGCGCTGGCAGCCGGCGGAGATCAGTTTCGTGCCCGTGCCGGCCGATGCCGATGCCGGTACCCGTTCGCAGCAGCGCAGTCGCGGCGGCGAGCCGTGCGAGTTCACCTTTCGGGCGCCTGCCCAAGTTTCCAAGGAACCGAAGATGGAAGACGACGTTCAAACGCCCGAAGCCACGGTCGATCAAACCCGCGCCGCCGAGGAAGCCGCGGCGGCCGAACGCCAGCGTGCCGCAGAGATCACCGAGATGTGCGCGCGGCACGGTGTGACCGAGCTCATCACTGGCCTGATCCGTGACAACAAGTCGGTGGACCAGGCGCGCGCCGCGGTGCTCGACGAGCTCGCCAGGCGGGATGCGCAGGCCGGCGGGCAGCGAAACGTGCGCATCGAGACGGTGCGCGACGAGGACGATATGCGCCTGCGCGGGATGCAGGAAGCGCTCTCGCATCGGATCGACGCGAGTACGCAGCTCACCGATGCAGGCCGCCAGTTCCGCGGCATGAGCCTGATCGAAATGGGCCGCGAGCATCTCGAGCGGCGCGGCGTCAACACACGCGGCATGGATCGCAAGGCGCTTGCGGGCTTGATCCTGAGCTACCGCTCCCCGGGTTTGCAGTCGACGTCAGACTTCGCGCACTTGCTCGCCAACGTGGCGAACAACCGACTGCGCAACGCCTACGAGCAGTCGATCGGCACCTACCGCGAGTGGGCGCGCCGGGCGCCGAACGCCCCGGACTTCAAGGACATCAAGGTCACGCAGCTCTCCGGCGCCCCCGAGCTGCTGCAGACCAACGAGCACGGCGAGTTCAAATACGGCTCGATGTCCGACGGTGCGGAGAGCTACGCGGTCGTTACCTATGGGCGGATCGTTGGTTTTACCCGCCAGGCGATCGTGAACGACGACATGCGGGGCTTCGACCGGTTGATCGCGGCGTTTGGTGGCAGCGCTGCGCGCCTGGAGAACCGGCTCGTCTACGCGCAGCTCACCAGCAATCCGACGATGGCCGACGGCGTGGCGCTCTTTCACGCGAACCACGGCAACTACGGGACGACGGGCACGGCGCTGACCTCGATTACGCCGCTGTCCGCCGCACGCAAGGCGATGCGTGTGCAGACCGGCCTGCAAGGCGAGCTGCTCAACCTGGCTCCGCGGTTCCTGATCGTGCCGGCCACGCTCGAGCAGTCGGCCTACCAGTTCACGAGCCCGAACTACGTGCCCGCGACGAAGGCGGAGATCAACGAGTTCCGCCAAGGCGGCCGCACGGCGCTCACGCCGGTCGTCGAGCCGCTGCTCGATTCGTCGAGCGCTTCCGGCTGGTACCTGGCGGCGGATTCGGCGCAGATCGACACGGTCGAGTACTGCTATCTCGACGGCGCCGAGGGTCCGGTGATCGACAGCGAGATCGGGTTCGAGGTCGACGGCGTCTCGTACAAGTGCCGGCTCGATTTCGCCGCCAAGGTGATCGACCACCGCGGCCTGTACCACGCCACCGGCGCAGCGGCCTGATCCATCGACGAGGAACGGACATGCAGAACTACGAGCAACGCGGCGACGTCATCACGATCACGGCTGGCGCGAACATCGCCAGTGGCGCGGTCGTGAGGGTCGGCAATCTTCTGGGGGTCGCGTGTGGCGACATCGCCAACGGAGCGCAGGGCGAGGTCGCGATCACCGGGGTCTTCACGGTACCGAAGGTCTCGGGTGCGGTGATCGCACAGGGCGAGCGCCTGGTCTGGGACGTCTCGGCCGGTGCCTTCGACGATAGCGCGGCGACACCGGCGACGGGCGACGTTTCGGGCGAGGCCGCCGTAGCGTTCGAAGCGGCGGGTAACGGCGTCACGAGCCTGAAGGTGCGCTTCACCGGCGTGCCGGGCACGGTCGCCTGAGCGTGACGCTGTGGCGTTCGAGGATCTCGAGGCTCGGGTAGACGCCGCGGTCTTCGCTCGCCTGAGCAACTGCGACGTGTCCATCAACGGCGCGCCGTCGGTTCGCGGGATCTTCGACATGGTCTCCGTCGATGCCCTAGGCGCAGTCAACGCCGGCGAACCGAGCGTGCAGCTCGGCAACACCGACGCCGAAGGCGTCGAGCGTGACGCCGAGGTGCTCATCAACGGATCGAAGCTCTACCGCGTGATCGGCGTCGAGCCGGAGGGCGGCTTGGTCACGCTGAGGCTTGCGACATGACGAGCGGCGCTGAAGCGATCGCCCAGGCCGTGCACGCGCGGCTTTCTGCGCTCTCGACGGTGCCGGCGGCCCGCGTGTACCGCGACCTGGTAGGCGCGCTCACGGCGGGGAAGTTGCCCGCAATCGTTGTCGAGACGGGCAACGAGGAGGCGCCGGAACCGCAGGCGATGGGCGCGAAGAAGATGCGCAGCGTCGACATCCGCGTGACGGTGCTGGCCGCCGGCGAGAACGCGTTCGGTGCGGCCGATCCGGTCGTCGTCGAGTCGTTCGGAGCGCTGATCGCCGATCCGAAGCTCGGCGGCCTGGCGTTCGATCTCACCGAGGGCCCGACGGTGCGCGAGCGCGAGACGGCCGAATCAAACATCGCCGGCGTGACCAAGCTGTACCGCTACCGGTACAGGACCGCAGGCAACAGCCTGTCCTGACACTACGAAACGGAGCAGAGAGATGACTGTCCAGACCACCGCCGGCACCACGCTGCGCATCT